TAGGTGAGGCTCATTCCTCATTCCTTATATATATAATATATCGTCAAACGGGTCTCATGTCAATAGTGTAAAGCCTCTTTTTTCAAATATTTTCAAAAAAGTTTTTCTGGGATTCTCTATTGATTTTTCTTGACTATGCCGATATAATAGGTATGGAAAGTGAGGTGAGTATGAACCTGTTTGCGATAGCTGTGATATTCGGTTCACCTGTCATTCTGTATAGTGTTATGATCGTATCAACGTTCATTGATATATGGAAAGGTAGGTGAGTGACTGTTTATCATAGTGACGTTCTGTATAGGTATACTGATGTCATTCTACAGCGACCATCGCCCCCCGTAACAGGGGGTGGTGGTTTTTTGTTCATTACATGTGCCGCCAGATTTTACAAAAAGCGGCGGGTGGGTCCGACAAACTACCCCAACTAAATTAAAAAGTATCACCCAATCTAACAAGAGTACTCTACCCGCACAGTATCGCACCCAACAACAATCTTACTGAAACCCCCATAAACAACATTAATAACGGAAGGATCTAACCCGTACCTGATTAAATCCTCCTGTCTCAGTTCGACATCATTCATTATATATAAATCCATTAAATAGTTATTTATGAGTCGTTCGAGTTTGGCCAAAGTTTCATGTTTGCCTCTTCCGGAGTCCTGTCTCCCTTGAAACAATTGCATGTTTTGCACGCTGTCACCAAGTTTTCCCATGTTTCTTTCCCGCCCCTACTTTTTGGAATTATGTGGTCAATTGATAATTCTTCAACATTTAGTTGCCTAAGACAGTACGCGCAGCTATAATTATCTCGAAGGAAAATATTACGCCGATTTGGGCGATACATCCGGTCGGGCAATTTCACGTACTTTTTCAAGACGATTGTCCGGGGGATTTGAAAAGTTTCGCCCGAAGTTGAGGCGACCTCATAGTCTTCATAGAAATCTACGGGGTGGACTTTTCCGGCCATCAGGAGTTTCAAGCCCCGTTTCCAAGAAACGACTGTTAAATGTGCATAGTTACTATTTAATACCGTTGTGTTTTTCATAGGAAAAATCTCATGAGCAAAACAATAAGTTCTAGTTTAAATGTAGTCGAGACCAGCGAATTAGCCAAAGCTGTGGCTCGCGATCTTCTCATACCCGACCCCATTATACCTTCAGGAGCCGCCAGAGTCAATGAAAATTCCAAAAAATATGACAGAGGAGCAGGTAATTTTAACGATATCCAAGATATCCTCGCGCCTAGCAAATAAGTTTACCTTCGCAAATTACGAGGAGGAGGACATCGCCCAAGAGGCTTTTATCATTGGAATGGACGCTATGGACCGCTATGATGAAATTCGCCCATTGGAAAATTTTCTCTCGACCCATATCAAAAATCGCCTCATTAACTTTAAGCGCGACAACTACTACAGGCCCGACGAGGGCAAAGCTGAGCAGATCCAGCAGGGCAAGAAAAAACTCCTAGAGGCCCAATCGGTTGACACTATTCAAAATTTCTTGACAATGACCGAATCGAGCTGTTCACTGGAGAGCCGCGAACTCCTTGAATATATTGATAATCACTTACCTGCTAATATGCGAAGCGATTACTTGCGATTTCGCAATGAGCAAAGTTTAACAAAGACCAAAAAAGCAAAGCTGATAGAAGAGCTTCGGGCTATAATGGAGAGGTTCTATGCGTAAAGGAAGACTCGATCTTACTGAACAGCAGTATATTAAAGACAACATCAAGTCGATGCACTATGAAACTATTGCATCTATCTTAGACCGCGATCCAAAGTCTGTCAAGCTGTGGATTCAACAAAATTTGGGCTTTACGGCCTCCGATAAAAAGGAGGTCGAGGCTTATAACGAACTCAAGGATAAGGCGTACTGGCGTGAACTTGAGAGTCAATTTAATGAAGATGAGCTTGAGATGTTTGTGTTTCACTGGAAAAAAATGTGGTCGCAGTTTAAGGATGATGTGTTTCACACTGAAGAAATTCAAATTGTGGACACTATTAAACTTGAGATCTTAATGAACAGGTGTTTGAAGGCCCAGAACGACAATATTCGTCAAGTGACTGATCTTGAGCAAATGAAAGCTGAGGAGGCTAAAAAGCTAAACTCTCTTGTTGATCAGCGCGAGAAGGAAGAGATCTTTCGGGACTTGGCAAATATGGATAGGCAAATTGCGGTTTTGATTGCTTCGCGGGAAGCTCTATCGCGGGACTTTAAAGATTTGCAGACTAAAAAGTCATCAATGATTAAAGATCTCAAGGGTACTCGTGAACAGCGTATCAAGGCTATTGAAGATAGTAAACAAACTTTTTCGGCTTTAATTAAGAAAATTATTCTTGATTCTGATTTTAGACATGAGACGGGCATTGAGATGGAGAAAATGCGGCTCGCTATGGACAAGGAGCGCGAAAGACTGTCAGAGGCCCACTCGTATGAGGACAATATTACGGACCAACCTTTTTTAACCCCGGAGACTGTTGAAGGATGAAATGCACAAAGTGTTCTAATAAGCGATGCAAGGAATGTTTGGAATATCAAAAAGAGTGCATTAAAAATAATATTGAATATACTCAAGTGTGTAAGTTTTGTCAAAAAGAAAAACCCGGTAGTGAGTTCTATATGTTTCACGACTTTGGGTATAGAATGATGCATTGTATAAGGTGTCATAATTCAAGAATTGACGAACGCAGAAAAAATAAGCCTAACATGCGCGCCAAAAAAAGCCTTAGTGGGCGAATTAGATCTGCGTTAAAAGCTCAGGGACTTAGAAAAGATGGGGCTTCTACAATGGATCTTACAGGTTGTACTACGCACTTCCTAAAAGAGCATTTGGAGAAGCAGTTTTTGCCGGGCATGAGCTGGGACAACTATGGGGCAGTTGATGGTAATACTATGAAAGGCTGGCATATTGATCATATTTTACCCTGCAAAAGTTTTGATTTAAGTGACCCTGAACAAGTAAAGAAATGTTTTCACTATACTAATTTACAGCCCATGTGGGGGCCGGACAATGCTAGAAAAGGATGCAAAGTATGAAAAAGGCAATTATAACAGGAATAACCGGACAAGATGGAAGTTATTTAGCAGAGTTGCTACTTGAAAAAGGATATGAGGTTCATGGTGTCTATAGAAGATCATCATCGCCTAATTTCTCTAAGTTATATTCTTCAGTCGCACATAAGAATTTTAATTTAGTTGAAGGCGATATCTGTGATCCATTTTTTGTGTCTAGATTAATTGAGGCTGTAAAGCCCGATGAGTATTATAACTTAGCTGCTCAATCCCATGTGGCAACTTCTTTTGAGCAACCTTCCTATACATGGGAGGCGACAGGAACTGCTGTTCTATACGCCCTTGAGGCAATTAGAACCGTAAAGCCATCTACAAAATTCTACCAAGCAAGTTCAAGTGAAATGTTTGGGAAAAATTTTACAGTTGTAACTAATGATTATGGCGAAGATCCAATCAAGTTCCAAGATGAACAAACCCCATTCTATCCGCAGTCGCCATATGCAATTGCTAAACTTTCGGGGCATCACCTAGTTCGTAATTATCGTGACTCTTATAAGATTTTTGCTTGTTCGGGCATTTTATTTAATCACGAAAGTGAAAGGCGTGGCGATAATTTTGTAACCAGAAAGATTACAAAGTGGTTGGGCGAATTTATTGCCAGTGAGAAGTCTGAAGATTTTCCTAAGTTGAGATTGGGCAATCTTGACGCTCGCCGCGACTGGGGACATGCAGAAGATTATGTCAGGGCTATGTGGTTGATGTTACAACAAGAAACCCCAGATGATTATGTTGTAGCAACTGGCGAAGCTCATACAATTAAGGACTTTTTAGTAGAAGCGTTTGGATCTCAAGGGCTTAACTGGGAAGACTATGTTGTTATTGATCCTAAATTTTATCGTCCTGCTGAAGTTGATTTCTTAAGAGGTATTTCTACTAAGGCAAGAACCAAACTGTTGTGGGAACCAGAAATAAGTTTTGGTGAACTAGTCGAAAGAATGGTGAATAGTGACTTGGAAAAAGCGCGATTACAGCGATCCACACTACAAGAAGTTTAGGAGTGAAGTCTTAAAGCGCGATAAGTTTACTTGTCAAATGTGTGGCTCAAGGAAAAGATATGAATTAGAGGTTCATCATTTAATTACTTGGGCCAACTCTCCTACTCTAAGATATGAAAGAACAAATGGGATTTGCTTATGTAAGCAATGTCATAAGCAAGTCACCGGATATGAAAGTTCTTATGCTAATTATTTAAATGAACTGGTGAAAAGAAATGAGCGTAAAGCCCCCTGAATTTACTATTATTCAAGATACAAGAGAGCAGACTCCTTGGAGTTTTAATTTTGAATATACAGTTGCACAAGAAATTAGCACTCTTCAAACGGGTGACTATACTATTCAAGGTATGGAAGATGTATTGTGTATAGAGCGTAAAGGATGCATAGAAGAGTTTGCTACAAATTTAGGCAAAGATTTTTCAAGATTCAAAAAAGAATTAATCAGAATGGATAAATTTCCCCACTCGTTTATTATTTGTGAATTTCCACTGAAAGATCTTATAGAATATCCTTTCCACAATCACAATGCTAGGTTGCAACAGGCCGCTAAAATTGGCGGTAAATATCTATTAAAACAAATTATGGAAATACAACTAGACCACAAGGTCAAAATTATGTTTTGTAGTAATAGATTTTATGCGCAACAACTAGCACTATCACTTATGAAGCGAACACATGAAAGATATAGACAAAAAACTTAAAGATGCTTGGCTAAATATAGATGTTGATGAGGAACTATTATTCAATCCTCTAGAATACACTTATAGTTTAGCTGGCGAAGATAAAACCCAACTCCCCGAAAAACTAGCTTGGTTAATGACAAGGCCAGAGTATTTTTCTTTCGTCTGCAAATATATTTTTAATATTGAGATTTCTCCGACTCAAGCGGTGATTCTATGTGACATGTGGAACAGGAAGTTTCCAATGCTCGTAGGATCTCGTGGGTTTGGGAAATCTTTTTTATTATCTTTATACTGTATGTTGCGGATATTTTTCCTTCCGGAACGAAAAGTAGTTGTTGTTGGCGCGGCTTTCAGACAATCTAAAGTTCTTTATGAATATGCAGAAGGTATATGGCGAAACGCCCCAATTTTAAGAGACTTGTGTGACCAGAATAGTGGTTGCACTAGGGATGTTGATAGATGTACAGTAAGAATTAATCGCGGTATTATTACATTCCTTCCTTTGGGCGATGGTCAAAAGATTAGAGGTCAGCGCGCTAACGATATCGTTGCGGACGAATTTGCTTCTATTCCTAGAGATATCTTCGAGAATGTTGTCGCGGGTTTCGCTGCCGTTTCAAGTTCTCCTATTGAAAAAGTAAAGGCAAGAGCAAGGGAAAGAAGAGCGAAAGAACTTGGAATTGGATTAGAAGCAGGGATTGATAATTCTGAATTTTATAGATCTAATCAAATTATTTTATCTGGTACTGCTTATTATGATTTCAATCACTTTGCAGAATACTGGAAGAAATATCACGCAATTATTAGAAGTCGGGGCGACCGTAATAGATTAGCCGAAATATTCAAAGGAGAAGTTCCTGATGACTTCCAATGGCGCGATTATGGCATATATAGAATTCCAGTAGAGCTACTGCCTCCGGGTTTTATGGATGAGGGACAGATATCAAGAGCGAAAGCCACAGTTCATGCTGGAATTTATCAGATGGAATATGGTGCGTGTTTCTCTACTGATAGCAAAGGATTTTTTAAACGAAGTCTTATTGAATCCTGTGTTTGTTCTGAAAGCAAACCAATTATACTGCCATCTGGAGAAGTTTTCTTTGAAGCCAATACAAGAGGAAATCCAAACAAACAACACGTCATTGGTGTTGACCCAGCTTCTGAAGTTGACAATTTCTCTATTGTAGTACTAGAAATTAATGAAGACCACAGAAGGGTTGTATATTCTTGGACTACGACTAGAGATAGACATAGAGAAGCCGTTAAAGCAAATATGACAGACGATAATGACTTCTATGGATATTGCGCAAGAAAAATCCGTAATCTAATGAAGATATTTCCAACTGTAGAAATAGCTATGGACCCGATGGGTGGTGGAATTGCAGTTATGGAAGCATTACATGACAAAGATAAATTGCAAGAAAAAGAATTAGCTATTTGGCCCAAAATCCTAGAGGACAAATCAAGCCCAACAGATGATGAGCCGGGATTACATATTATCAACGTGTGTAATTTTTCAAGCGCCCAGTGGATAGCTGAAGCAAATCATGGACTGAGAAAAGACATGGAAGATAAAGCCCTTCTATTTCCATTTTTTGACACTGCTACTCTAGGTCTTTCTCTTGAAGAAGATAAAAAATATAATAGAGTTAGTGATACATTAGAAGATTGTGTTATCGAAATTGAACAACTAAAAGATGAGTTAGCTCTAATTGTTATTTCGCAAGCTCAAAACGGAAGAGAAAGATGGGATACTCCTGATACAAAAAGCGGAAAGAAAAACAAACTTCGTAAAGACCGATATTCAGCATTATTAATGGCAAATGATGCAGCTAGAAAGCTAAGTATTGAAAGAGTGTCTATAAAGTATGATGAGGACTACTACAAAAATGTAGGCTTTGCGCAGCGGCATGTAGGCGAACGAGGACAGGATTATTACTCTGGCCCACAGTGGTTTGCAGATGCTGCAAAAGAATTATATAACTACTGACCAGAGGATGTGTAATATTAATAGGATTGTCAATTCTATTAATCGGAGATTCAATACTAATGCAAGATCAAGAGATGTACTCAACGTGGACTAATGATACGGATAAAGGCAAGGCTTTTGCCGAGGCAAGTGAAGCCTATACTGAAAATGCTCCCGTGCAACAAGAAAAAGCACTTGCTTATACATATAGAACTTATTTGGATATTGAGCCAAATAGATCGGTTCGTACAAGCATTACACGTAACGACTACTATCGTTTCAGACCCGAAGAGGCTGTTCCTACACGTCAAAAAAGAATTATTAAAATGTGTATGGATGCCTATGATAGAGTTGGTATTGTTAGAAATGTTATTGACTTAATGGGAGACTTTGGTGCGCAAGGAATTGATATTGTTCACCCAAATAAAGCAATTGAGCGATTTTATAAGAAATGGTTTGAACAAGTACGCGGTGTTGAGAGATCTGAGAGATTTCTTAATTATCTATATCGTGCTGGAAATGTTATTGTAAAACGCAGAACTGCAAAAATTAATGCAAATAAAGAAGCTGAATTAAGAAGAACTTCTGCTGCCGACATGGATATTCAATCTTTAAAATATACAAAAAGAGAAATCCCGTGGGCATATGATTTTTTGAATCCGCTTGCTGTTGATGTTCTTAATTTTTATAATGGTATGTTCATTGGAGATCCAATCTTTATAATGAACCTATCTCGTACAACTTATGATTCTTTCACTGCTAGTAATGTAACTGCAAGAAATACATTCTCAAAACTTCCTCCAGATTTACAGAAAATGGTTAAAGAAGGAAAGAGACAAATTCCTTTAGATAAAGATAAATTAGAAGTTTATTACTACAAAAAAGATGACTGGTTGGTATGGGCCAATCCAATGATCTATGCAATCTTAGACGATCTTATTATGCTAGAGAAAATGAAACTTGCTGACTTAGCTGCTCTTGATGGCGCTATTTCTCAAATTCGTCTCTGGAGAGTTGGTAGTTTAGATCACAAAATTATTCCTCGTCGTGATGTTATTAATAAGGTTCGCGATATTTTAGCTTCTAATACTGGTGGTGGTACTATGGATCTTGTATGGGGTCCAGAGTTAGACTTCAAAGAAAGTCAATCACAAGTCTATAAGTTTCTTGGAAGTGAAAAATATCAACCTGTACTTACAAGTATCTATGCTGGTTTAGGAATTCCTCCTACATTAACAGGAGCGTCTACTAGTGGCGGATATTCTAATAACTACGTTTCATTAAAAACACTTATTGAAAGACTAGAATATGGTCGTCAATTACTAACTCAATTCTGGCAGAAAGAAATTGAAATAGTACAAAAGGCTATGGGATTCAGATTCCCAGCTCAAATTAGATTTGATTCTATTATTCTTTCAGATGAGAGTGCAGCTAAACAACTATTAATTAATCTAGCTGACCGAGCCATTATTTCTAATGAAACTATTCTTGAAAGATTTGGTGAAATGCCAGAAATCGAAAAGACTAGAATTCGTCGTGAAGAACAAGCTCGTAGAAACGATAGTGTTACACCTCAAAAAGCATCGCCATATCATAATCCAAATCTACGTAATGATGTTGCAAAAATTCTTGTTACAAAAGATGGTGTAGATAATTCATTCTATGAAGAATTGGAATTACCAAAGCAAGACATTCCACTTCCAACTCCAGTGGCCGGAAAGGGCATTCCGTCAGCCCCTAAAGCCCCTGAAGGAAATCCACAGGGCGGAAGACCAAACAATGCCAAAGATGTCGTAAAACGCAAGCAGAAGCGTGTATTGCCAAAGTCTGGTGAATCCACCGCCGTACTATGGGCTTTCAATGCACAAAAAACTATTGCCGAAACAGTAACCCCAATGATGTTGGATTACTATAATAAAAAGAATGTAAGATCGCTTACAAAGGCTGAGTTTGATCAATTAGAGTATTTGAAATTATGTTTACTAACTGGACTAGAACCTTTTATGGAACTAACTCCAGAAATTATCAAAGAATTAATTGAAGCTAATCATAAGCCAACAGTAGCTTTTATTTCTAAAGTTGACGATGAGATAACTAACTTTGTGTATATTAACAACAGAAAGCCAACTGTTGACGAAATGAAATATATCTATGCAACAGTCTACACTGAAATAGCAGAGGTACATGCATGAAAATATACAAAGCCGAAATAAAAGATGGTATAGCGGAGCTAGTAAAGAGCAATGCGTCAATCGCAATGTACTCTGAAGTAGAAAACTATACGCCAACAGCAAAAGATTTAACTGTATGCAAAGCTATTGCCGAAAATAAAAACCAAATTGACTTATACTATATGAAGTCTATTCTTGCAAGTGTTGGTTGGAATAAGAACGACGATGTTTTTGATTCAGCCGAAACTTGGAAGGCCAAATCAACACCAGAAGATAAGCAATTTAACTATATGCACGATGAAAAAGACATTATCGGGCATATCACAAGTGCTTATATTGTAGATGACATTGGAAATAGAGTTGATGATATTAATCAAAATAATCAACTTCCGGTGTATTTTGATGTTGTCATTGGTTCTGTACTTTATACCAGTTGGTCAGATCCAACTTTAAAAGCAAGAATGAAAGATATTATAAAAGATATAGAGAATGGCGATACATGGCATGTCTCTATGGAATGTCTTTTTCCTGCTTTTGACTATGCTCTAATTGATTCTAAAGGCGAAACAAAAGTAGTTAAAAGAGAAGAAACATCTGCCTTTTTAACAAAACATTTAAGAGCTTATGGCGGGTCTGGTGAATATAATGGGTATAAATTAGGTAGATTGTTACGCGACTTTTCTTTCTCTGGTGTTGGACTAGTAAAGAAACCTGCAAACCCACGTAGTATTATACTTAATAAATCACAATCAATATTTTTTAGTGAATCAAAAGCCGAGGAGATAACTATGCAAGATGATTTAGAAGTTCTTAAAGCTGAACTTGCAGAAGCAAAGAAAGTGGCCGAAGATATGAAGAAGAAAGTAGAAGATGCAAAGGCTGAGACAGATGCCAATGTTGCTTCACTTCTTACTCAATTGTCAGAAGCTCAAGAAGCTCTTGCTGCTGAAAAGACTGCCAAAGAAAAAATGCTAGAAGAAATGAATAAAATGAAAAAAGAAAAGATGATGATGAAGCGCAAGGCAGAACTAGTTGAAGCTGGCATTGCAGAAGCTGAACTAGAAGAAACTGTTGCTAAATTCGAATCTCTTTCTGATGAAGTATTTGAAACTGTACTTGCTGCAATTAAAAAGGTAGCAACACATCCAGTTGAAAAGAAAATTGAAGCACCAAACACTCCAGTAGATGTTTATGTGCGTAAGTCAGTCCAAGCCTCCGAGGAAGTTGATGCTAATGAAGCCGATGCGTCAGTTCTAGAAACTGCCGAAGCTGATGAAACACAAATTCCTATGGCTGAAGATGCTGAAGAAGAATCAATCAGATCTTTTGCAAGTGAATGGTTTTCTAAGAACGTCCTAAAAACTACAGCTAATATTAAATAATTAAAGGAGCTATTACAAATGGCACTAAAAGGTGATCGTTACGAACTACAAACTGATGTTTCATACTTCATGAATGAAGTTGCAGAGCGTGGTGGTGTTGTTGTTCTTCCAACAGGAAGCACACCATCTGGCGCTGCTATGGACTCAGCCCTTAACGTTGTTACATACGCTGCAACACCATCTGGCTTAACACCAATTGGTATTCTCTTAAATGACATGGTTAATCTTGACCTAACCCGTCAACACATTAACTGGCACAAAGACGAAGTTCAAAAGGGTGGTAAAGTTACCGTCCTAAGAAAAGGCTATGTCTTAACAAACAAGATTTCAACATCTGGAACTCCAGTTGCAGGAGCTGCCGCTTATGTTGCTGAAAGTGGATTGATTTCTACATCAGGCAAAGCGCTTTCCCTAGACTCAGGTGCTGTAAGAATCGGTCGTTTCTTAACAGCTAAAGATTCTGACGGTTATGCCAAAGTCGAAATCAACCTTCCATAATTTAAAAATAAAAAGGAGAATATCAGAATGTCACTAACACGTCCAAGTCAAGATTTTATTGATCTTCTAAAGCGTTCTGGCAACTCAGATAAAGCTGTTGCTCTTGATGCACAGAGAGAAATTGCCAAAGCCTTAGAACTTCCACTACGTAAAGGTATCATGTTCGGTGATGTTGTAACAGGCATCTTCGAGAAGATGGTTCTAGAGCCGGGTTCATCACCTGAATTCCCACTAGATCTTCTAGCTCCGGGAACAGAACGTGATTATACAGCTTATACCAATCCGGGTCACGGTCGTATTCCAGAGAAGCACGTTGAAGGCGATTACGTCATGGTTAACACCTACGGCATCACCAACAGCATTGACTTCCTACTACGTTATGCTCGTGAAGCCCGTTGGGACATCGTAGCTCGCGCTATGCAAGTTCTTGAAGCTGGTTTCGTTAAGAAGATTAACGACGATGGTTGGCACACAATTCTTGCCGCTGCTGTTGACCGCAACATCTTGGTATATGATGCCGATGCTGCTGCTGGTCAATTCACAAAGAGATTAATTTCTCTTTGCAAGACTGTTATGCTACGTAACGGTGGTGGTAACAGTGTTACAGCCACAGGTCGTCTAACAGACTTCTACCTATCACCAGAAGCTATCGAAGACGTTCGCAACTGGGGCATTGACCAACTTGACGACACATCACGCCGTGAAGTTTATCAATCAGCCGATGGTGGCGCTCCTCTTACACGTATCTTCGGTGTAAATCTAACCGGCCTATTCGAGTTCGGTGATGGACAAGAATATCAAACATTCTTCACATCAGACCTAGCTGGTTCTCTTGGACCAAGCTCTGACGTAGAATTGATTGTTGGTCTTGACCTAAATGCTCGCGATTCATTCGTCATGCCAGTTAAGAGAGAAGTAGAAATCTTCGAAGACGAAGCTCTACACCGCTCACAACGTCAAGGTTATTATGGTTGGGCTGAACTTGGTTTCGGCGTTCTAGATAACCGTCGCGTTCTAGCAGCTAGCTTCTAATTTAATTAGAAAATAAAAATTTAAAAGTAAGGAGCGGGTCATAAGCCCGCTCTTTATTTTTTTGTGTATATAGAGGTAGTAATACCATATACCTTACAGGAGATTAAAATGGGCGCATTGACTAATTATTTAGAGTCTGGACTTATAAATCATGTGTTTAGAGGATCTGCATATTCTGCCCCATCAACACTATATATTGGACTTGTAAAAAATTTTATATCAGAAAGTATAGAGAGTGGTGTAGTGGATGAACCAACTACTGGAAACTATTCTAGACAAGCATATGTTTCCAATTCAGTAAACTGGATAGCCCCATATGTTTCTGGTACTGCATTAATGACTCATAACACATCTGCAATTGAATTTTCTGTAGCAACAGCTAATATTGGAGATGTTTCAGGAGTTTTTATTTCGGATAATGCAAGCAGTGGAAATATATTATTTTATGGGCAACTATCATCATCTAGAAATATAAGATCTGGTGATCAATTCGTTTTTTCTAGCGGTTCATTAAAAGTATCATTTGACTAATGTATCTATATATAAAAAGATCTATAGAATTTATATTAGGAAGAAATAACATAACTGAGATTACATTAAGTAAGAGTTCTGTTACGGATGAAGCTCTGTACGTATATAGAACAGTAAACTTCACTTTATTTAGGGAACGATAATGCCACTAATCCAACGAAATAGACTAGTTCTAGATAATCTAGTATATACCACAGGAAATTATGTAAATCCATCTTGGATTATTAGTCTCTCCCCGGCAAAAGTTGGGAGTGGAATAGCTCAATGGAATGCTGCTCAATTACAAGGTAAGCCAATTTATAGTGGCACTCCGGAAAGTGGTAGAACATTAACATGGAATGCTGCAAGTGGATATTGGATGGCATCTGGGGTTCCAATTCCTGTTGGTGGATTGGCTGGACAGATTATAGGAAAAGCTACAGATAGTGATTATGATATTGAATGGATAGACAACTACGCTCCAGATGTTAGAATAATATGCAAAAATGACTCTGGATCTAATATATTAAAAGGCGAAGTCGTAATGGCTGTCGGTGCTACTGGAGATCAAATCAGAATTGCCAAAGCAGTAGCAGATGGGTCGATTAATCCAAGATATATACTT